CAATGCCTCACCAGGTAATCAGTACTATGTTGTTGGTTATAAGGGTTCTTCACCTTATGACGCTGGACTCTTCTATTGTCCTTATGTTCCTCTCCAAATGGTTCGTGCCGTTGGTGAGAACTCCTTCCAGCCCAAGATCGGCTTTAAGACCCGTTATGGTCTTGTTGCCAACCCATTCGCTGAAGGTACAACCCAGGGTCAAGGTCGTCTTCTTCTCAACAGCAACCGCTACTACAGACGTGTTGCAGTTAAGAATCTCATGTGATTCTTTTTTAGAGATTATCAGAGGGGCATATGCCCCTCTTTTTTTATGCTCATAAGAATAAATATTTAAAAAAGATGTCTAAATCAACTCAAATTGAAAATAGAAATTTCTTGTCGCCAACGGGATTTAAACTTACTCTACAAAGGTGCCCGAAGGTTGCATTTTTTTCTAATCAAGCAAACATTCCAGATTTAAATCTTGGAATCGCAAATCAACCTTCATATTTAAAAGACGTTGATATTCCAGGAGACAAAATTGTTTTTGGTGACTTTTCGTTAAATTTTTTGGTTGACGAAAATCTTGAGAATTATATGGAGATTCAAAATTGGATTAGAGGTCTTGGATATCCAGAATCTCTAGAACAATTTTACAATTTAGATGCGAGTGAATCTTCAAATCAAAACTACATTGGAAGACCGCAAAACATTTATTCTGATGGGACACTTCAAGTATTGACCAGTAGTATGGTCCCATCTTTTCAGGTAAAGTTTAAAGATTTATTTCCATATTCACTCTCAACTCTTCAATTTGATGCGACTCAATCTGATATTCAATACTTTACATCAACCGTAAGTTTCAAGTATACTATCTACAATATAACCAATTTAAGTGGCGACCCTCTATGAGCATTGATCTTGATAAAGTTCAAGAAATGTGGGAAAAAGATTCTAAGATGGACATGGATAATTTGCATACAGAATCTTTAAATATTCCTATACTTCATGCAAAATATTTTGAACTTTATAATACTATATTTTTGTTAAGAAAAAAAGCAGAACAGCAGAAAAGAAATATTCGCCATGAAAGATATGAATATTATTCCGGTAAGTCAGACCCAGAAGTTTACATAGATAATCCGTTTCCCAAAAAGATACGCGATAAAGACACTATGCAAAAATATCTTGATGCCGATGAAAAACTTTCAACTATTTGTTTGAAGATAGACTACTATGATACGATGTTAGTTTATCTCGAAAGCATTCTTAAAATGATTCAAAACAGAACTTATCAAGTTAAGAACGCAATAGAGTTTATGAGATTTAACGCTGGACTGGGGTAAATAAATATTCATAGATGAATGGATCATCGTGAATACAACAGATCTTGTTATTTCAAAATCAAACGAAGTTTTTTTAAAAATTAATACGGAACCTCACATTGAGTATGAACTTAGAGATCATTTTAAGTTCGAAGTTCCCAATGCAAAATTCATGCCACAATATCGTGGTAGAAATTGGAATGGAGAAATACATCTATATGATATGAGATCTAAGCAGATTTATGTTGGTCTCTTGGATAAGATTGTGAATTTTTGCAATCAATATGGGTATACCTATAAATTTGAAGATAATAAATTTTATGGAACTCCTTATGAAGAAAATGACTCCGTTTCTTTAGAAGGGGTAAAAGACTATATGAATTCTATTTGTGCTCATACTCCACGAAAATATCAGATTGAGGGAGTATATGGTGCTTTAAAGCATAATAGAAAATTATTGATAAGTCCCACTGCCAGCGGAAAATCGCTGATGATTTATTCCCTAGTAAGGTACTATGTGGAAAAAAATGAAAAAATTCTTCTAGTTGTTCCAACGACATCTCTTGTAGAACAAATGTACAAAGACTTTTTAGATTATGGTTGGGATGCTGAGTCATACTGTCACAGGATATATTCTGGTAGAGAAAAAACGAATGAGTATCCCGTCACAATTACAACTTGGCAATCTGTATATAAACTAGATCGTTCATTCTTCGAAGATTATGGTGTGATTATAGGTGATGAAGCACATTTATTCAAGTCTAAATCTTTGATCGAGATTATGACTAAACTTCACCATGCAAAGTATAGATTTGGTTTTACTGGAACTCTAGACGGAACTCAAACTCATAAATGGGTTCTTGAGGGTTTATTTGGACCATCATACAAAGTAACAAAAACAGATGAATTGATGCGGCAAGGTCATCTATCTCAACTTGATATACAATGTATTGTTCTCAAACATTCTCCACAAAAATTTGAAACATATGAAGATGAAATTCAATATCTTATTTCACACGATCAAAGAAATAAGTTTATCACAAATCTTTCTTTAGATTTAAAAGGTAATACTTTAATTTTATTTTCTAGGGTTGAAGCGCATGGAGCAATTCTATATGAAAAGATAAATACCAATAAGCGAACTGATCGTAAAGTATTTTTTGTTCATGGTGGTGTCGATGCTGAGGAAAGAGAATTAGTTAGAGAAATTACTGAAAGAGAGAATAATGCAATCATCGTTGCTTCTTATGGAACTTTCTCTACAGGAATTAATATTAAAAATTTACATAATGTGATCTTTGCTTCTCCTAGTAAATCAAGAATCAGAAATCTCCAATCAATCGGAAGAGTTTTGAGAAAGGGAAAAGATAAGACAAAAGCAGTATTATATGATATAGCAGATGATTGCACTTATAATTCGAGAAAAAATTATACTTTAAATCATCTTATAGAAAGAATTAAAATCTACAATGAAGAAAATTTTAATTACGAAATAATCACTATACAACTTAAGAAAAATGGGAATTGAAGACGATTTCTATGCAACCGTTAAATTAAAGACAGGCGAAGAAATATTCGCTAAGGTGGCTGCCTCAGAAGAAGAAGATAGAACATTATTAATTATTTCTAACCCAATTGTAATTACTGAAATAAAGGGACGTAGAGGGATAGTTGGATATAAAATAGAACCATGGTTAAAAACAACAACGGAAGACATGTTTATTTTAAATTTGGAAGATGTTTTAACAATGTCCGAGTCATCTGATATAGAAATGATAATGATGTATCAAAACTATAACAGACAGTCAAGTAAAGAAAAAGATAATCAGTCCAAAATAAATCGTAGAATGGGATATATCTCTAATGTTAATGATGCTAAGGAGATATTAGAAAAGATCTTTAAGAGTAGCTAAATCTAATCTTTTCAACCTCGACAAAGGTAATTGTACATTGTTTCGAATACCTTGTCAACTATTTCTGAAAGTGTTATAATCTCTACATAATAATGATAAAAACTAATGATAACCACAGCAGTTATGACCAAAAGAAAAAGGTCAGAGCATTACGTTAATAACAAAGAGTTTCTTGCAGCTCTAATTAAGTATCGTGAAGACAAAGAGATTGCCCTGATTCAAGGAAAACCAAAACCCCCCATTCCTCGCTACATCGGTGAATGTTTCCTGAAGATTGCCAATCATTTATCATTTAAACCAAATTTTGTCAATTACATGTTCAAAGAGGACATGATTTCTGATGGCATTGAAAACTGCGTTCAGTACATTCATAACTTCAATCCAGAGAAGTCACAAAATCCTTTTGCCTATTTTACTCAAATCATTCACTATGCTTTCCTCCGCAGAATCCAAAGAGAAAAGCGTCAGTTGGAAATCAAGAACAAAATCCTTGAGCGTTCTGGATTTTCTGAAGTTTTTGAAGACAACAGTATTGACGGATCCAACTACAGCGACTATAATAGCATCAAGGACGCAGTGCATTCCAAACTTCGGTATTGAATGAAAGTAGCAATTATTACTGACCAACACTTTGGGGCAAGAAAGAATTCAAAACTCTTTCATGATTATTTCTTAAAATTTTATAATGATGTGTTTTTCCCAACGCTCGAAGAGTATGGGATTACTACTGTTATAGACATGGGAGATACTTTTGATAGTCGTAAAGGTATTGATTTTTCCGCACTTTCTTGGGCTAAAAATCATTACTATGATCGTCTCCAAGAAATGGGAGTAAAAGTTCACACAATTGTGGGAAATCACACTGCGTATTATAAGAATACAAATCAAGTAAATGCAGTTGATTTACTTTTGCGCGAATATAATAATGTAACTGTATATTCTGAACCAACTGAAGTAATGTTGGGTCAATTGCCCACACTTTTTATACCTTGGATTAATCAAGAAAATGAAGAACGCACTCTCAAACTTATTCAAAAGACAACTTGCTCGTGTGCGATGGGGCACCTTGAACTCCAAGGATTTAGAGTTAATCGACAAATCACGATGGAGCATGGTTTGGAGAGCAAACTATTTGGTAAGTTCACCAGGGTCTATTCGGGGCACTATCACACTCGATCAGACAACGGAACAGTCTTTTATCTAGGAAATCCATATGAGATTTACTGGACCGATGTAAATGACACTCGTGGTTTCACTATTTTTGATACTGAAACAATAACGCATGAACATGTAGATAATCCCTTCAAAATGTTCCATAACATTTATTATGAAGATACAAATTATCAGACTTTTGATACTAGAGAATATGAAAATAAAATCGTAAAAGTCGTTGTTCGTAAAAAATCAGATACTAAAAAATTTGAAAAGTTTATTGATAAACTTTACTCATCAAATATTGCTGAACTCAAGGTTATTGAAAATTTTGACATTCAGGAACCACAAGAATTTGAAGCATTTGAGAGTGAAGATACTATATCTATTTTGAATAGATATATTGAGGAGGCGGAAATCAAACTTGATAAATCTATCATTCAAAAAATGATGCAAGAAATATATCAAGAAGCTTGTGAATTAATCTAAATGTTCATTTTAACCATCAATGGAAAGGAGACTGAGGGAGCATATTCTGTAATCGATGATGAGGGGGAGAATATCCTTTATCTTTTTGAAGAAGAAGACGATGCTGTAAGATATGCTATGATGCTTGAGGAAGATGGATCTCCCGAAATGCATGTAATTGAAATTGAAGACGATATAATGATTAGAACATGCGAAGCGCATGGATATCAATATACTATTATTACTCCAAATGATATTGTAATTCCTCCTAAAATAGATCATGATTTTATTTAAGACGATTCGTTGGAAAAACTTCCTAAGTACAGGCAATCAATATACTGAAGTTGATTTTACCAAAAATAAAACTAATTTAATTATCGGTACTAATGGTGCAGGTAAGAGCACCATTCTGGACGCACTTACATTTTCTTTGTTTGGCAAACCATTTCGTAAGATCAACAAACCACAACTTATCAACTCAGTAAACGAAAAAGACTGTAGAGTTGAAGTTGAATTTTCTATTGGCAATATCGAATGGAAAGTTGTTCGTGGAATTAAACCCACATTGTTTGAAATTTGGAGAAATGGTTCTGCATTAGATCAATCTGCCGCTGCTCTGGATCAACAGAAGTGGCTAGAGCAGAATGTTCTTAAAATGAACTATAAATCTTTTACGCAAATTGTTATTTTGGGTTCGAGCACTTTTGTTCCCTTCATGCAACTTTCTGCAGCTCATCGGCGTGAAGTTATTGAAGATCTTCTTGATATTAAGATTTTCTCATCGATGAATATGGTCATTAAAGAAAAAATCCGCCAAGTTAAAGAAGATATTAAGATTCTTGATTTAAAGAAAGAATCACTTCTAGATAAAGTAAAAATGCAAAATGAATTTATCGAAGAACTTGAAAATCGTGGAAATGCCAATATCAATGCCAATAAAGAAAAGATTGTCAATTTAGATGAGGAAATTGGCAATTACATGAATGAAAATGATGAATTAGAAGAACCCCTTGCCAATCTTATCAAGGAGCAAGATTCTTTGACGGGTTATGCAGAAAAACTCCGTAAGTTGGGAAACCTTAAAGGAAAGATATCCCAGAAAGTATCTACCATCACTAAAGAGCATAAGTTCTTTACTGAGAATACGGTCTGCCCTACTTGCACACAGTCAATTGATGAAGAGTTTAGAATAAATAGAATTACAGACGCTCAAAATAAAGCAAAGGAGTTGCAATCTGGTTATAAAGAACTAGAGGAAGCAATTAAAGAGGAAGAAGAGCGAGAGCGTCAATTTACCGCTCTATCGAAGGAGATCTCAAAACTAACGAATGGCATTTCTCAAAACAACATTAAGATTTCTGGGTGTCGCAAGCAAATCAGAAATCTTGAACATGAAATTCAAGTTCTTACCGAGAACCTTGCAAACCGAAATTCTGAACATGAGAAGTTAGAATCCTTCAAAGACAATTTAAAAACCACATACGACGAACTCGTTTCTAAAAAAGACGCTATTAACTATTACGATTTTTCGTATAGTTTACTTAAAGACGGTGGAGTTAAATCCAAAATCATTAAGAAGTATCTACCGCTGATAAATCAGCAAGTAAATCGTTATCTTCAGATGATGGATTTTTACATTAACTTCACGCTTGATGAGGAATTTAACGAAACCGTCCAGTCACCTATTCATGAAGATTTCTCCTATGCTTCTTTTAGTGAAGGAGAAAAAATGAGAATCGATCTAGCACTTCTTTTCACTTGGAGGGAAGTTGCAAGAATGAAAAACTCAGTGAATACAAACCTTTTAATTATGGACGAAGTGTTTGATAGTTCACTTGATGGATTTGGAACAGAAGAGTTCCTTAAGATCATTCGTTATGTGATTAAAGACGCTAATATTTTTGTAATCTCTCACAAGACAGGACTTGAGGACAGATTTGAAAGCGTCATAAAGTTTGAGAAAGTCAAAGGATTTAGTAGGATGGTTGTATGATTGGAATTATTGGAAATGGATTTGTTGGCAATGCCGTGCATCAAAATTTTATAGACAAAGTATCATGTAAAGTATTCGATGTTGATACTAACAAATCCCTAAACACTCTTGAAGAAGTTCTCGAACAAAGTTTTATTTTTGTTTGTTTACCTACTCCAATGAAGTCAACTGGGGAGTGTGACCTTTCAATCCTAGATAATTTTTTTGAATCACTTCCAAAAAATGTTGGTGGAATTTTCGTATTAAAATCTACGGTTCCTGTAGGAACAACAAAAAAATATTCAGAAAAATATAATGTAATTCATAATCCAGAATTTTTGACTGCAAGAAATGCAGTAGAAGATTTTAAAAATTCTGAAAGAAATATTGTTGGTGGAAAGAGAGATTTGTGCGAAAAATTTGTACAATTTTTTGAGAATTTATTTCCCAATATTCCAAATATTATCACAACTTCTGATGAGAGCGAATCTATTAAATATTTTTCCAATACCTTCCTATCACTTAAAGTTGCATACTTCAATAAGATTTATGACTTTTGTGAGAAGCATAATATGAATTATGAAGTTGTATGCTGTGGCGTTACTGCCGACAGTAGGATTGGTAAGTCCCATTCTAAAGTTCCAGGTATTGATGGTGATAGGGGTTTTGGTGGAACTTGTTTTCCTAAAGACCTTAATTCATTAGTAATTCAAATGGAAGAAGTTGGATTGGATGCTGATATGCTAAAATCGGTATGGTCTTACAATCAGCAAATTCGTCGGGTCATAGATTGGCCTGTTACTTAAATGAACACTCCAAACTGGCAGCATCATTCTAAAAAAGATCAGAAGCGGAAACTGAAACCGCAAGCACTGCGCCAGGCGAAAGCACGACTTGCCCAGTTTAAAAAGCGTCACATGGGTCGTCCAAAAGGCGACCTTTCGTTTTATACTAGGGTCATACGAAACAAAAGCAATGCCCGTCAGTCACGAAATCAAGTCCCAACTTGCCAAACTGCTTGCAACTGAAGATCTTATTGTAGAGCATAAAAAAGTTCAGACTGCTTGTTTTAATGTTCATACTCGCGTTCTAACTCTTCCGTTATGGGAACGGGCAAGTGGCACTGTATATGATATGTTGGTTGGTCATGAGGTTGGTCACGCACTCTTTACACCCGATGAAGATTGGTTGGATAAAGTAAAAGTTCCCCAACAGTTTGTGAATGTAGTTGAGGATGCTCGCATTGAAAAACTGATGAAGCGCAAGTATGCTGGTCTTGCTAAGACTTTTTTCAATGGTTATAAAGAATTGAATGAAGAAGATTTCTTCCAGATTGCTGAAGAAGACATTTCTACTTTTAATCTTGCAGACCGTGCTAATCTTTACTTTAAGATTGGTAATTATACTTATGTTCCTATCGAAGATGGTGAAGAGACCGAAATTATCAATCTGATTGCAGCATCTGAAACCTTTGCGGATGCTTTGATTGCTGCTGAGGAACTTTATAAGTATTGTAAGAAAGAAAAGGAGCAACAACAAAAGGTTGCTGACTTTGATTCTCACGAAACTCAAGGAAATTCTCAGTCACCTTCTAACGAAATTGTAGAGACTAATGACTCCTCTTCTGAGCAAGAAGGGGAGAGTGATAAATCCCAACCTCAGGAGACTGAAAGTAGCGGACAAAATGTTAGTGGAGATCAAACGCAATTAAAATCTTCCAGTCGAGAAAGTCAAGAAAGTGATCCAAAAATTCGTACTGTTGATTCTCTTGAAGAAAAGATTCGTGATCTTGTAAAAGATGATGCAAATGAGAATGTTTATGTTGAAATTCCTAAGGTAAATCTCAGCACTGTGATTGCTAAAAATTTTGAGGTTCATAAAGAAATCAATAATTCTTTTGCTCACCAACAAAAACTCCATAATGATTATGCTTCTGAAAGAAATTTTACTGCAACAGATCTTTATAAAGAATCTGATCTTGAGTTTAGGAAGTTTAAGGCATCTGCTCAAAAAGAAGTCAACTATCTGGTAAAAGAGTTTGAATGCCGCAAGGCAGCAGATTCCTATGCCCGTGCTACAACTGCTCGTACTGGTGTTCTGGACTGCTCTAAACTTCACACCTACAAATACAACGAAGATCTCTTTAAGAAAGTCACTACTCTTGCTGATGGCAAAAATCATGGTCTAGTGTTTGTATTGGACTGGAGTGGTTCTATGTCCAATGTGATGCTTGATACTTGTAAGCAACTTTTTAATCTTGTTTGGTTTTGTAAGAAAGTTTCTATTCCCTTTGAGGTCTATGCTTTTACAAATGAATGGAGGCGTGGTGAATATGATTATGAAAATGAAAAGCATATTGCAGCTGATCGTACTCCTCACTATGAGAAAAAAGAAAGTTTGTTAATCGTGGATGAAACTTTCTCAATGATGAATATTCTTACCAATAAAGTAAATGGTAAAGAACTTGAGCACCAACTTTTGAATATTTGGCGTTTGGCATATTGCTTTTCAAACACTTATCATTCCTCATATACCTTTCCTAATCGTCTTTGTCTTTCTGGAACTCCCTTGAATGAGGCACTCATTTCTCTTTATCAAATTCTTCCTGAATTTCAAAACGAAAATAAACTTCAAAAAGTTCAATGCATTGTTCTAACTGACGGTGAAGCAAGTCAACTCACTTATCACAAGGAAGTAAAACGCAATTGGGAGAAAACCCCATTTCTTGGTAGTGGTTTTGTAAATCCATATAATACCCTACTTCGTGACCGTAAAATGGGGACAACCTACAAGATAGGACTTGGATATCATGGATTTACGGATACTCTCCTCAGGAATCTAAAAGATAAATTTTCATCTACTAACTTTATTGGTATTCGTGTTCTTGAAAATCGCAATGCACATCATTTTATTCAACTTTATCATTCGCAACTGGATAAACAGTATGAAAAAATTCAAAATGATTGGAAGAAAATGAGGAGCTTTACTATCACTAATTCTGGATATGATGCATATTTTGGACTGTCTGCTTCTACACTATCTCAGGATACTGAGTTTGAAGTTGCCGACGATGCCACTAAGTCACAAATTAAATCTGCATTTGTGAAGTCTCTTAAAACTAAAAAACTGAACAAAAAAGTTCTTGGGGAGTTCATTTCTCTGGTGGCATAAATATCTAAAAACAATTTACCAATATGAAGACATTCATCCAGTTTATGAATGAATCTGGAGATTGGTGGCACCCAGATCCAGAAAAGGATAAAAAACTTCCTGGAAAAGGTCCTCAAATGAGATCCCGTGAAGATAGGGGGCAATCAACTTCAGCGCAAACAAAACCTGATTATAGTAATAGATTGAAACCTGGCGAATCTTATATGGATTTTGCTAAGCGTAAGCAAAGAGGTGAATCTGTAGAATATGATTTGAGTGAAACTTCTCTGAATAGAGTTCGCTCAAAATCAGAGAAGGGTGGTATGGCAATTATGTCTGCCCAGAGGGGAGATAAATCTAAGAAGGAAAATAAAGCACGTTCAAAGCAATTAGAAAAGGATATTAGAGGTGCTGGTCTTCCAGGACCCACTAAAGTGTCTGGTAGATATACTGAGAACCCAGGAACTTCTCAAGAGAAGAAAGTTGGTGAGAAATCACATGTAGTTTCTTCTGGTAAAATGGGTAAGAAAAAGTTTAAGAAAGCGATTACTAAACTTGGCAAAAAGTATAATCAGGATTCTGTTCTGATTCAAAAGAAACCAAAGGGTGGTGCTCAACTGGTTGGAACTAATAAGTCTTGGCCAGGTGAAGGTAAGCGTGTTAAAGTTGGTAAAATGAATCCAGGTAAAACTGGGGAGTTTGATACTAAAGTGAAGAACAAAACATTTACTTATGAGGAATATGAAAACTAAATTTCCATTTGAACATGTTGTAAAGTATGACACTAAAGAAGTTTGGATTAAATGCAATAGCAGCACAACTGCTATGGGCATCCCATCTCTCGTAAAAAAATATTATCCTGGATATACGGGACATATTGCTAGTGCTGACTACCTTGAGAAACTAAAGAACCAGTTGGCGAACTGACCACTGGGGGTCCTTGCGACCCCCTTTTTCGTTTATAATGACTAGGTTGAAACGAAACACACATGGCACTCTCTTCTGACTACATCCGCACTTCACTCCAAGCACTCTACGGCAACAGCGTGACTGGTGCTGACGTTCGTGCGTGGTGTGCTCTGAATGACTCCAACTATCAGACTGTCACCAAGAAACTAGATCAGTTTAAGGTTGGTCGCGGTAAGTGGAACCTTGAAGTGACGCAACAAAAGGTAGAAGAAATTGAACGTTCTTTCCAAAACGTCGCAGTTCTTCCTGAAGTCCATCAAAACCTTGTTCCTGATAAAGATGATACCTTCGTCAAGTTTGGTAATTTTAACGACATTAAGAAAATTATTCAGTCCCGTCTCTTTTATCCTACGTTCATTACGGGTCTTTCGGGTAATGGTAAAACGTTTGGTGTGGAGCAAGCTTGTGCTCAACTGAAGCGGG